GCCCGCTTTTGAAGGCTGTTTTAAAATGGACGAAAACTAAGGTATCAATGGTCGGTTATGAAGAAAGATGGTTTGCAACTGCAAGAACGGCGACAAAGCCTGAAAATATGCAGGGGTTTCATGAAGACAATATGCTGTTTATAGTTGATGAGGCGTCGGGCGTTGCCGATCCAATAATGGAAGCGATTTTAGGAACGCTTTCCGGCTCCAACAATAAGCTTCTTATGTGCGGGAATCCTACTAGGACATCCGGTACGTTTTACGACTCTCATACTTGTGATAGAGCTCTTTATAAATGTCACAGAGTAAGTTCTCGGGACAGCTTGCGGACGAATAAAGATAACATAAAATCTCTTGAGAATAAATACGGTAAGGATTCAAATTTTGTTCGAGTACGTGTGGACGGAGAATTTCCAAAGCAAGAGGACGATGTGTTTATTCCTATGGAGCTTATATTAGCTTCTTTTATGACGGAATGGGAAAATCCGGAGGTAGTCGATCTTATCCATATCGGCGTTGATGTAGCAAGATTCGGAGATGATAAAACGGTTATAGGAACTAAGGTAAATGAAAAAGCTGAAATTTATTGCAAACGTCACGGGCAAGATACCATGAAAACCGCTGACGATATCGTAGAATGCTATGAAGGACTACTGAAAAAATATCCTAAATACAGCCGCCCGATTGCCGTTAAGATTGACGACGGCGGAGTAGGCGGCGGGGTAGTAGACAGATTAAGGCAGCTTAAGCGAAACTATCCTCAAAGATTTGAACGGCTTGAAATATTTCCGATTAAATTCGGAGAGAGAATAAGGCATGCGTATTATTACGATTCTACTACATATATGATGGGCGTGGTCAGAAGCCTTCTTTCTCCCCACGATGAGAACGGAAAGCCTAAGCCGGTGGAATTGATTTTACCGGACGACGACGATCTAATCGCACAGCTTTCAGGAAGAAAATATTCGATGACTGATGATTCCAGGCAGAGAGTGGAGAGCAAGGACGCTATCAAAAAAAGAGGAGGTCATTCACCGGATGAAGCGGATTGTATTTTATTATGCTGCCTTCCCGTTAGATTTAAGAAAGAAAGGAGACGCAAGACTTGAGCAAGAAAAATAGTAAGGTATCTGCTAAAATCATTAAAGCGGCTCGGGGAAATATATATAAATCCGACCGTCCTTGTAATCTTGGTAGCGAGGAAAATTCATACGCCGATTGGCTTGCGCCTCCCATACCTCTTAGAGGCTTAGAAAGTATGGTTGAACATTCGTCAATTTTACCGCAGTGTATAAGCGCATATAAGTCCAATATAGCGGGATTCGGTATTTCTGTCAGATATAAAGAAGATAAAACCGATACTAAAAAACTTGAGGGAGAGCTGAAAAAGCTTTCCGACGTTGTGGAGCTGCTGAATCTCGATTGCGATACAAAGGAGATTTTTGAAAACATCATCGTCGCGCGTGAAACTTACGGCATAGCATATCTTGAAGTTTTGAGAAACGCGGCGGGAGAGGTCAATCAGATAGAATTCATAGAGGACGTTGCAAGTGTTGAAAAAACAAAGCCTTTAGGCGATTACAT